CCTTCCGTTCTTATTGTCACCGATTCTCCAGGAGCGACATGGCCCGAGTCGACGACCTCCGACGCGACTACGACATTCTGGGCGCTCTCCTGGCGTCCTCTGAGGGCTCTGCCGCTGCTGCCATCGCACGTGAACGCCGCTTGATCGGCGAGCAGCTCGAGCAGCTCGAGCAGCCGGAGGCCATTCCGTATGTCGATGAACTGGCAGCACGTCGAACCGATGCCGGCGATAGTGGTCCTCCCGCCCGCCGCCGCAAGCCTCGATGAAGCGCATCTAGCGGTCGACCTCTGGGAGTTCTACACCGACAAGGTCGCCGACCCGTCGCAGCGTCTCGCAGTCGAGATCATGATGGCGAAGAACGCCGCCGGCTCGTGGGCTGCCAGGACGACCGGGCGCGAGATGCCCCGCCAGAACGGCAAGGGTGACGAGCTCGAGATCGTGGAGCTATGGGGCATCGTCCAGCGCGGTGAGGCCATTGTTCACTCGGCACACGAACTGAACACTGTCTCCAGCGCCTTCGAGCGGATGCAGGGCGTCCTTGACGGCCACCGCGATCTCCGCAACAAGGTGAAGCGGGAACTCAGGGGCCTCGGTCAGCAGATGATCGTCACGAAGGCCGGCGTCATCCAGTACCGCACTCGCACCAAGGGTGGCGGCCGTGGCCTTGACGACATCAGCCGTCTGGTGGTTGACGAGGCGCAGCACGCCGAGCCCGAGCAATTGGCGTCTGCGACGCCGATCCTGATGGCGAACCCGAACCCGCAGACGAACTTCGTCGGTACTGGTGGCATCGACGGCGTGTCCGGCTGGTGGTGGCAGGTCCGTCGACGTGCGCTATCCGACGACGCCGGAGACTTCGGGTACCTCGGCCACACCGCCGAGCGGTTGACGGCTGAGACTGACATGAGCGACCGTCCACCGGTCGATACCAACGACCGAGACCTGTGGGTCTACGCCAACCCGGCGCTCGCCGCCGGTCGCGGCGACATGGGATTCATGGAGGAGCAGCTTCGCAACCTGGGGCCGCACCTGTTCGCCCGCGAACATCTCGGCGTCTGGGATGATCCACCCGCCGGTGGTGCGTCATCAGTCGTCACCCTCGACGCCTGGGACGACCTCGAGGATAAGGCGTCGGAGTCGACGGGCCGCACCTGTATCGCTCTCGACGTGTCACCTGATCGCAAGTGGGCGTCGTTCGCCGAGGCTGGCCGCCGTGAGGATGGCCTGATTCACGTCGAGACGGTCGAGCGTCGGCCTGGTACGTCATGGGTTGTTTCGGCTGCCGCTGACATCCTGGCAAAAGCCGGATGTGACGCCGTCAGAATCGAGCAGCGTGGCCCGGCAGCGTCACTGATCTCGCAGTTGTCCGAGGCGGGTGTCGACGTGGTCGAAGTGTCCACGGCTGACCATGCCCGCGCTACCGGCCAGTTCATCGACGCTGTCCATTCCGAATCCCTGCGCCACATCGGCCAGCTCTCACTCCGCTCGGCCATCGCCGGCGCGACGTTGCGGGCGACTGGTGACGCCGAACTCTGGTCGAGGAGGTCATCCAAGGTGGATATCACTCCTCTGGTCGCCGCGACTCTCGCCCTCGGTGGCGTGCCCGAGCCCACTTCGCACGCCTCGCGCGAGCCGTGGTTTGCGTTCTCCTGATGGGTGGTATTTCGATGTCGACGTTCATCAAGCGCTCTGTCGCTCAGGCGTCTGAGGTCCGTGTCGCCGATGCCGCACTGACGGTCATCGGTGCGCCGTTCTATCTCCTCGGCTGGCTCCTCGGCCTCGTGGTCGTGGTGGTTGTCGTGGCGTTCGGTGCAATCAAGCTCGGCATTGCCGACGCTCGCGCCGACCGGCGCGAGGATGACGTTGGCGGGTCCACCTGATGGCGAGCCTCATCGACCGCATCAACGGCCAGCGCAAGGCGTTGAGCCTGACACAGCTTCTCGACCCGGTTACCGACCCGTTCGACGTCCTCCCGTGGCGCAGCACCATGGCTGGCCGTGAGGAGATGATCGAGAACAACTACGCCGGATACGTCGAGCAGCTGTACAAGTCAAACGGGATCGTGGCCGCCTGCATCGGTGCGCGCATGTTGCCGTTCTCCGAGGTGCGTTTCCAGTTCCAGCAGATGGTGTCAGGTCGCCCCGGCCGTCTGTTCGGTACGTCGGAACTATCGCTACTCGAAGCACCGTGGGCGAACGCGACGACCGGCGACCTCCTTGCCCGTATGGAGCAGGATGCCTCGTTGGCGGGCAACTGCTACTTGACGGTCGTTGATGGCCGCATACGGCGACTGCGGCCCGACTGGGTGAAGATCGTGACGGGCGTCATCGGTGACCCGGAGGCTTCCCCGTTCCACATGAACGCCGAGGTCATCGGCTACATCTACCACCCGACGTCGACTGTTGGCGGTCGCCGGCCGGACCCGGTGTTGCTGGCTCCCGATCGTGTGGTGCATTACGCGCCGATCCCCGATCCGCTCGCTCAGTGGCGCGGGATGTCGTGGTTGACGCCGATCATTCGCGAGGTCGTGGCAGACACGCAGGCGACGAAGCACAAATTGGCGTACTTCCAGAACGGCGCCGCCCTAAACGTCGTCATCAAGTATGACGCGTCGGTGAAGCCCGACGACCTGCCTCGCTATAAGGCGATCTTCGATGAGTACCACAAGGGCACCGACAACGCTTATTCGACGCTGCACCTCGGTGGCGGTGCCGACGCTTCGACGCTCGGCGCAGACCTCAAGTCGATTGACTTCAAGGCCGTCCAGGGCGCGGGTGAATCCCGCATCGCTGCGGCGGCGGGCGTCGGGGCGATCATCGCCCGGTTCTCCGAGGGTCTCGCCGGTTCGTCGCTGAACTCGGGCAACTACAACGCTGCCAAGCGCCAGTTCGCCGACATGACGCTGCGCCCACTGTGGCGTTCCGCTGCCGGCTCAATCGCCAAGCTGGTGGCCGTGCCGTCAGGCGCTCGCCTCTGGTATGACACGCGCGACGTCGAGTTCCTGAAAGAGGACCGCAAGGACGCCGCCGAGATCATGCAGATGGCGGCCAACACGATCCGATCACTGGTCGACGCCGGGTACTCGCCCGACGCCGTGATTGACGCCATCGAAGCTGGCGACCTGTCCCGCCTGACCGGCGAACACTCCGGGCTCTACAGCGTGCAACTTCAGGCGCCGGGCTCCGGGAACCTCGCGGCGCTCATGCCCTAGCTGGCCTGTTCGGCGGTCCATTCCTTCTGGTACTTGCGGCCGGCCGGGCCTTCGTATGGCTTGCCATTGCCGGTGTCGTTGTATTCGCCGCATCGCTGACACTTGAGCTTCTTCTTTGTGAGTAGCGCCCCGACCCCGACGGCCATCTTCGATCGGAGCGTGCGCTTCTCGGTGAAGCCCTTGGAGCCGCAGTTCCAGCAGCGCGGCGTGCCGTCGATGTCGATCCTGATGTCTCTCATGACTGAGTGACCGTACCACCCCGCCGCAAGCCCGCCAGACGAACCCCGAGGAGGGGCAACATGCAGAAGTCCCTAACGGATGTCGACCTGAAGGGCGGCGACTCCGGCCAGATCGAGGCGGTCTTTTCGACCTTCGACGTCATCGACAAAGACGGTGACGTGACCCTCAAGGGTGCGTTCACCGACGGCGCCCCCGTCGTCATCTCTGCCTACGGCCATACATCGTGGGACGGGTCGTTGCCGATCGGCAAGGGCACCATCCACGAGGACGGCAACCAGGCCGTCATGCGTGGCGAGTTCTTCCTCGGCACCACGCACGGCCGCGACGCGTGGGAGACGGTCAAGCAGCTGTCCGCCGCCGGTTTGCAGGAGTGGTCGTACAGCCTGCGTGACGTTGTCGCCAAGCGCGGCAAGTTTGACGGCCAGGACGTCCGCATCATCGAGCGCGTCAAGTCGGTCACCGAGGTCAGCCCCGTGCTGCTCGGTGCCGGCGAGGGCACGCGCACGCTCTCCACCAAGAGCACCAAGTTCTCTGAGCACATCGACACGGTCAGGACCGAAGTCGACGAGCTCGTCGCGAGGGCACAAGGGGTCATGACCCTGCGTGCAAGTCAGGGCAAGTCGATTGCGCCGGCATCCGCCGCCGCCCTCGAGGAGCTCGTTTCGACGTTCGATCGGCTCAAGGAGCTGTTGGCGTCGGACCACGAGACGTCCGCCACGGACGCCCCCCAATCGCTCGACGAGATCGCAGGCGAATACCTGCGCTTCGTCGCACTCTCCCAAGGAGCAACACCATGAACTTCCCAGAACTCACCGAGGTCGAAGGCAAGCTGAAGGCCCGCCGGGCCGAACTCGCCGAAATCTTCGCCGATGCCACCAGCGCCGACGGCGCTCTCGACCTCACCAAGGTCAAGGGCTACGACGGCGACACCGCCGCCGTGGCCGCCAAGGCCAAGGGCCTGAATGACGAGCTCGCCGACCTCGGCAAGCGCTACGACGAACTCCGAGCCATCAAGGCCGGAGCCGAGGGCGCATCCGTTGACGACGACTTCGCCGAGGATGGCGCCGAGAGCGGCAAGTCCTACGGACGTCAGTCCAAGTCGGCTTCTGACCTGATCCTCGAGTCGGGCGTGTTCGACCCGTCCAACAAGGGCAAGGCGTTCGATGTCGATGTCGACGTCAAGACCGTGTTCACCACGGCGGCCGGTTGGGCACCCGAGGACATCCGTACGGGCCGCCTCGTCGAGAACGCCCAGCGCCAGCCGTTCGGCGTGATCGACCTGATCCCGACCACCACCACGAGCAGCTCGAACGTCATCTACATGGAGGAGACGACCTTCACCAATGACGCCGTCGAAGTCGCCGAGGGCGCAGTCAAGCCCGAGGGCACGCTCGCCCTGACCGAGAAGTCCAGCGCGGTTCGCAAGATCGCCGTGCTGCTCCCGGTCACCGACGAGCAGCTCGAGGATGAGCCTCGCGTGCGCGGCTACGTCGAGAACCGTCTGCCCTTCATGGTGCGTCAGCGGCTCTCGTCGCAGGTGCTCGTTGGTGACGGCATTGCGCCGAACCTGCGCGGCACACTGAACGTCGTCGGCATTCAGACGCAGGCCAAGGGTGCAGACCCGACCCCCGACGCCATCTACAAGGCGATGGTCAAGGTCATGACGACCGGGCAGGCGTCGCCGAATGGCGTGGCGTTCAACCCGCTCGACTGGCAGGAAGTCCGGTTGCTCCGCACCGTCGACGGCATTTACATCTGGGGCAGCCCCTCGGAGGCCGGCCCCGAGCGCATCTGGGGACTTCAGGTCGCACTCGACCAGGCACTCACGGAGAACACCGCGATCGTTGCTGACTGGAGTATGACGGAACTCGCCGTCCGTCGTGGCTTGACCGTCGACGTCGGTTACAACACCGACGACTTCGCTCGGAACCAGCAGACCTTCCGCGCGGAGATGCGCGCTGCGTTCATTGCTTATCGCCCAACCGCGATCTGCACGGTCACCGGCGTCTGATCACCTCCATCTAGTCCGTAGGTCGGGGCGGCGGGCGATCCTCGCCGCCCCGACTTGCTCACCCCCCCGTTCTTTCACAAGGAGTCCAACATGGCAGTCATCTCAGGCGGCAACATCATTTCAGGTTCCGCCGCTTCCGCCCCACTCGAGAAGGCCGGCGCCGTCGTTGTCAATGACTTCGCCTCTGGCCTGGTCATCGGTCGCACCGCGGTGGACACCACCAACGGCAAGCTCTACATCTGCACCGCCACCAACGGCACGACCACTGCAACGTGGACCGTCGTCGGTGCCCAGACGTGAGCCCGCCAATCTCCGACCGTCGGCTCTGGGTCACCGTTGACGGCACTGTCGTCGATGACGGCGACTCCGCGGCTGCGTTCCTGCTGTGTGCCCCCGGCGACGAAATCCCAGAGGGATATGCCGCGCCGAAAGCCAAGGGCAAGGGCAAGGCCGTACACACATCGAAGCCGGAGGAGTGAGTAATGGCTGATTGGCCGACTCAGGGCGACGTAGAAGCGTGGTTGAGCGGTCAGTCGATCAGCGTCGCCACGTTCGCCGACCGATTGCCGTTCGCCTTCGAGGCGGCGCTCGAGGTCACCAAGGATGCCGTCGAGCCGACGTTCATGCCCGAAGACGAGTCGGTGACAAGCCGGTTGCGGTTCGCCGTGCTGGTGCTCGCCCATCGGCTGCTCACCCGGTCTGATTCACCCTCGGGAATCATCGGTTTCGCCGAGTTCGCCGTGAGGGTCAGCAAAGAGGACCCCGACTATCAGATGTTGATTCATCGCTATCAGAGGCCGCCGTTCATATGAGCGCCGCTCAGTTGATCGCCGACGCCATCGCCGACACATGCGACGTCGACCAGTCAGTGTCGTTCCGGCCGAACCGGCTCGAGGGGCGCATGGCGTTCGTCGAGCCAGCGGAGACGTGGAAAGAGATTGACGAGGATTCGTTCTGTCGGATCAGCGTCGGCCTCGTGGCGTGGTTGGTGGCATCGACCACTGATTCACGCGAGGCAGTCGAATGGCTTGATGATCAGTCCACCAGCCTGATGTTGCTGGACCGGATCGACGTCGGCTCGGACTCCGTCTCCGTCGGCCCCGTCGGCCCGCCCGTCTTGTTGGTTCAAGACGCGGGCAAGGCGTCGTTTTTGGCGTGCCGCGTCGAGTTCTCACGATTCACCCTGGAGGGACAATGAGTACACCTCGCCCCAAGTACACCGCCGCCTGTGAGTTCAGCACGGCCGGTTTCCGTTTCAACCCTGGCGACGAGGTCGCCAACCCTGTCGTTCTCGATGCCGTTCTCCGATTTGGTGACCGGTTCGTGACGACGGAAACCCGACGTGCCCGAAAGGCCGCGGACGCCGACGCCACCCCGGCTGAGGATCAACCCACCACCACGGAGGAAGCAACATGAGCGCAAAGCGTCTCTATGCGCCGTCGATCCTCATCGACAGCGTCGAGTACAAGTGCAAGGTCCGCAGCGTTTCGCTCGAGCCGGGCGAACACATCAACTACTGCGAGCAGGAGTGGACCTTCACAGCAGAGATCGAGATCGGCTACGGCGTTGCTGAGTCGTGGACCCTGCTGGAGGCGCTGCGCGACACCATCGTGGATGTCGTCCTGAAGCCGGAGGACGCGACCACTGCTGCAACGAACCCCTCGGCGTCGTTCTCCATTCGGATGCCCGCGGTACCGTTCATCACGAACGCATCGAAGAACGACCGGATGACGTTCTCACTCGAAGCGACGACGGAAGCCGAGCCGGTCTTCGCAGTCTTGTGACCAAGCCGACGATCACCGTCGAGGGAGCGAGGGAGCTGCGTAAAGCTCTACGCGACCTCGACGGTGCAACGGCCGACCTCAAGGCGGCGCATGCCGATTCGGCCAACATTGTCGCCCAACGTGCCATGCAGATCGTCCCTCGACGGTCGGGCACGCTCGGGTCGTCGATCCGGTCAACGGGTCAGGCCGCTGCCGGTGTTGTCCGTTCGGGCCGGGCGTCGGTCCCGTACGCGGGGCCAGTCCACTTCGGCTGGCCTCGGCGGAACATCTCGCCGCAGCCGTTCCTCTACGACGCGCTCGACGAGCGACGCGGTGAGGTCCTCGACATGTACGAGGAACGCGTCGCCAGTCTGATCAAGAAATACGACCTCGACTGAGGCCGCTCAATTCCAACGCCTGAAGGGGGCACCCCATGAGTACCGAAGTCCGCGAGTTCTCCATTCCGTTCCAGACGATCACGATGAGTGAGCGCCGACTGATGGCAACCAAGTTCGGGATCAACTGGGATGCCATCGAAGTGGGCCTCTCGGAAATTCCGCGTCCCGAGGACCCCGACAACGTGACTGATGCTGAGGCGATCGCCGCTGCGAAGGTGTTCACGTCGGTCGTCGGCGCGAACGAAAGATTCGCGCTGCTCTATCTGGCGGTCAAACGTCAGATGCCGCAAGCGACCGAAGCAGAGATGTTGTCTCACGCCGATGCTGGCGACTGGGTGTTGTCGTTCACTAGCGACCCAGAGGACGACGAGGTCG